TCAAGGACTACTTCCAGATTCTCATATTGTGTTTTTTCCAGTACCAGGACAAAAACCAGGGCCTTACACAATTAACCTAGCAGCCGACGGAACCGAAGATCTTACAAATGTGCTTGCTAATAAACTGTTAGTAGAAAATCGTTTATGGTTGCAAAGCACAGTTGTTGCGTTTATCAACAGAGAAATAAACGACGGCGACGACAGTGACGATTTTGCAGAAAGTTTTACATATGATCAAGAAAAATGTTTTAGAGACGTAGGACTAATTGTTGACGCAATAAGTTTTGATTTGACATACGGTGGAAACTCCAAGACCGTAGACGCGGCGTTAAGTTACTATGACGGAGCAACATCACAGGTTGCAGGCCAAGAAGACGAAACTATCGCGGCTATTAACTTTTTAGAAGATTTAATTACTACCAATGTACTAACAAATACAGAATTTAGTGAACCGGATGCTACTACTAATCCCAATGCCTATGCATTAATAAATGCAAACAACGACTTCGCAGTAGACGAAACACTGGCTTACATTGATAATCAAGTTGGTATTGGCACAGGAATATGGACAGGGTTCACGTATGATGTTACAGAATTTAGATTAAATTTTACAAAAATTATAGAAGCAGTTGCTTTCGATATAAAGTTCGGTGGTAACAGCAGTTCTCGATTAGAAGCGAGTATGTATTGGGACGGATCTACTTCTAAAGTTCCTGGACAACAACAACAAATTAGTGCCGCACTACAATACATGAGAGATTTGATAAGTGATTTTGTTTTAACAAATACATTGTTTACTAGTTTACAAACTGGAGCAAGTGCTTCTAGTCAAACCACTCTAGGAAGCGATGGAGAAAGTGCGGCACGTACCAAAGTAGATAATTTAATAAATGACATAGCCACAGTAATTACATCTGGACTTGGTAGTTTGCCAGCCTTAGAAGGTACTGTTGTTAATACTAGCAATTACACGCAATTTATTGATACTGATATTGTAGCAGAATCTGGAGCAGCCGCAACACTTACTAGTTTATTAGGAATTATTACCACAGTGATTGCAAGTGGTACTGGTGCGGCTCCGGCTAAAACAGGTGGACAAGGAAGAGAAACAAACATTCCGAAACCTGAAATCACAATCCACGTAGAAAGTGGTGTATACACTGAATTATTGCCAATACCTTTACCTGAAAACGTTTCCTTAAAAGGTGACGAATTTAGACGAGTAATTATTCAACCTGAAATTGGAGTTCGTCCTCCACAAAGATCCTTAGATTTTACTTTTGAAAGAGGAGACTTGTTGAGATTCGACGGTACAGCATTGCCAAAGGCTGCAAGGTTCAGAAATCATTACGATTCACAATACAGCAGATCTGACGATCCTAGTGGTACAAATAACCAAGTTGGTGCAACGGTTGTCAATCTTAAAGATCTAGCATATGCTCCCGTAAACGGACAGTATTTTGAGTTCAATGGCACTCGATACTATATAAAAAGTGTTGTATTCGATCCAGACAGTGACGGAGATAATTCAAGAGGATTTGCCCAAGTCTACAGTGATATTAACCTTACTACCGCAACAACACTGCAAGACACGATTCCAAACAATACTATTATTGAATTAAAAAAATTAAATCAGCACATGGATGTGTTCTTGATGAACAATGCTACGATTTTAAGAAATTTAAGTATTAGAAGACATCAAGGATTTATCAACGTTTTAGACCCTGAAGGACAGATTCTAACTAAATCTCCATATGTGCAAACTGTGTCAAGTTTTTCTGGACAAGGCGGTGGCGGTCAGTATGTAGATGGCAACGCAGGTGTCCAATACGGTACTGTTGTAGACAACCCAGCAAGCGGGTTTGAGATTACTCTAGAAGGTCTTACTAGAAGAATTAATTTGCCTAATACATTTTTGTATCAAGGGAACGATCCTAGTGACACAGAAAAAAGCACATACAGAATTATCGGTGCTACTGCACCAGTAGACGACGGCAACGGTACTAGCACGTTTAAGCAAACACTTACCTTGGCTGCTGACACAGAAATAACCGTATATTCTAATTCAAACAATGTAGGTACTATCCCACAAGGTACTGAAATACGTGTAGAAACCGCTGGTAACAAGTCAATGGCTTGTAACGATTATACTCAAATTAACTCAGACGGTTTTGGTCTAGTTGCTACAAATGCAGGATTGATTGAAGCAGTATCGGTATTTACATATTACTGTGATACAGCATACTGGGCACGTAATGGTGGACAGATTAGATCACTTAACGGATCTAACGGATACGGTCGTATTGGTATCAAAGCCGAAGGTTCGGATCCTAACGAAAACATTCAAAGTGGTACTACATATTTTAGACAACTAAATGCTACTGCAATTGGTTCTCCTGATCCAGACTATTCGCAAACTGTCAAGGCAAGTACAATCGGAGGATCGGACAACCTAAGCGGAAATGACTTCCTACTTATTAAAGACTTTGACTATCTACCATTTGAAGATTCAAGGGTAATCCTTGAAGATTATTCTACTTCGACACCACCGGATACTACTGAATATGTTATTGAAGAAATACTTCCTATTCCTCTTGATGTAACCGCAGTCAGCATAGGTTCTCCTTGTAGAGTGACAACCAGCGGCAGTCATTTGTTCCGACAAGGTAGCGTGGTTGTTTTAGATGGCTTAGATGGCAATGGATTCACTACTATTGACGGCGCCTACTACATTGATGTTATTGACAGCACTAGATTTGATTTGTATACTGACAGTTCGATATCAACTGCATTTGATTCTAGTGCAGTACAAGACGGCGGATATCCTGGTACAGGTGCAACTGCAAGTTGGGGTGGTAGAGCAAGATTAAATTTAGGTTCTGCAACAAACTTTGGTTCAGGTGCCCAAATCCCCGACGATGCGGCACTTACACTTATTGTCGGTAAAAAAATATACGTAGACGGTATCACTGATGCTCCACGAGTACTTCCTAGCAGTGCAATAAAATTCCTAGGAGCGGGCATTGATGACGAAGTATTCCGTATTCTAAACGTAGAACGAATAACAGAGTTAGAACCAACAGGGTCTAACGAAATTCAAGAATACCTATTGAACACTAGAGTCCCTAGTAATTTGACAGCCAACCTTACAATTACTGTAACTACTCGTATTTCGACTATGCGAGCCACAGGCCATGACTTTTTAAACATAGGTTGGGGCAACTACGCCAATTCAAATTATCCTAACAACGTTTTTGGGGCTCCTGTAGGTAGACTAGATTTCAGTGCTGATCAAGCAAGTGAAGCAGTAGAGGACGGCGAAGGGCGTGTATTCTTTGCTAGTACTGACCAAGACGGTAACTTCCGTGTAGGAGAATTTTTCCGTGTTAACCAAGGCGACGGCTCTGTACAATTAAATGCAGAAATTGGTCTTGCTAACGTAGAAAGTATTAAGTTTACCAAAGGCACAGGAATTGACGAATTTTCCACTGATGATAAAATGCAAGGCAAGTCAGACGACGCAGTGCCTACTGAAGCAACAATTGTAACCTATCTTAACAGTGCTGTAATTGGTCAGCATGAAGACGGCACTGTGTTTCCAGAATGGACTACACAAGGATCGCAAACCGGTGGTACATTTGGTCTCTTAAGCAGAGCAGGTTACAACGCAACTGACCTTTCATGGAATAGAATGAACGGTGTGTTGAACATGAACTCAAACAAGATCACTAACGTTGCTCAAGGTACCAGCAATACAGATGCTATTAATAAACTGTATGCTGACAATGTGTTTAAAGGTGGCATTACAGACAGCGAAAGAACCGACGTCGAAGCATTTACAATGCTTAATGATAGTACACTTGACAGTGGTGCTATCGATATGAACGGCAACAGAATAAAAAGTTTGAGAGATCCAGAAGATGGCACTGATGCAGTAAACAAGCAATATGTTGATAGTTTAAATGTAATAGGAAATATCAATGGTGTTACTATTAGCGGAACGCCTTCGAACACCGAACTGTTGATGTTTACAGGCAACAACACCACTGACGGGTTAGGTAATCCGGTAAGCGGACTAACAAATGTTGTACTAGATGAAACTGTTGTAGGAGGCGAGCCTAGCGGTACAGGAAGTGACGTTAGAATTTCTAGAGCAGGTAATACAGTCAGTATTGGACTAGCGGCAGGTGCAGTAAAAAATGCAGATGTAAGTGCAACTGCTGCCATTGTTCAAAGTAAATTAGATATGCAAGCCGCAGGTACTCTTACTAATAACACAGGTGGTAGTGGCACAGCCGGAGCAATTGTACAGGCAGATCTAGGGTTAACAGCCTTCAAGACCAGTGAGTTCACAGTAACTGACGGTTTTGCGGAATTACAAACAAGTACAAGTACTTCAACAGGTATACCTCTTACAAAAATTACACATCAAGATGCTAATGTATTATTAGGTGTAAATGGTGCGCTAACTGGAGGATCTGCAGGTGCAATTGGCGCCCTGACTCCCACAGTAGTAAGAACTATTTTAAATGTAGAAGATGGTGCTGATGTAACAGACTTTAACAATGTTAAGTCTGCTGGGGCTATTATGAATGACGGTTCTGTGAGTATGGCAGACGGAGCCACGCTAGATGTAAGAGATGTTGCTCCAGTAAGTAACAACAGTTTTGACATCGGCACAGACAGTTTAAGATTCAACGACATCTATGTTACAACTGTAAACAGCACCAACATACAACCTCCTGCTAGTACAAATATGCTAATAAAAAATGCCGGTGGCTCGACTGTTATGACGGTTAACACCACAGCCTCTAATAGTACATTTGCAGGCAGTGCGGCAAAATTGACCACGGCTAGAACTATTAGTCTTACAGGACAAGCAACTGGAAGTGCAACATTCGACGGAAGTGCTAACACATCTATAAGTGTAACACTAAACAATGGAGCACTTGACGATCAATATGTACCCAAAGAAGGTGGAACGTTTACTGGTAATGTTACTTTTAATGGCGACATCCGTTCAAACAGCAACAACAGCAGTAACATAGGAGCAAGCGGTACACGTTGGAATACTGTATATGCAACAACATTTAATGGTACAGCAACTGCCGCACAATACGCTGACTTGGCTGAGAAATACCTTGCAGACAGCAACTACGAAGTAGGGACTGTGTTGATCTTTGGCGGAGACAATGAAGTCACACAGTCTACTTCTTACAAAGATGCAAGAGTAGCAGGTGTAGTTTCAGGAGAACCAGGTTTTAGAATGAATGAAGATCTCCAAGGAGACCATGTTGCTATGGTAGCATTACAAGGCCGTGTTCCGGTAAAAGTAACAGGAGTAGTGCAAAAAGGTGCAATGCTTGTTACCAGTAGCATACCTGGTGTAGCAATTGTGTGTAAAGACCCAAGCATGGGCACAGTAATTGGCAAAGCATTAGAAGACAAAACAGATCCAGACCTTGGAGTTATCGAGGTAGTGGTTGGTAGATTATAATATAGGAAAACATTATGGCAATCCAAAGTATTAACATAGGGTTCAACGCTAACGACGGCACAGGCGACGACTTACGCACTGCCTTTGACAAGGTTAACGACAACTTTACATTTTTGCAATCTCAAGGAGGAGAAACCAACACTGCTTCAAATTTAGGTATTGGATTAGAAATTTTCAAACAAAAAAGCAGTTTAGATTTACAATTTAGAACAATTAGAAATACTGACGGCAGATTAAGTATAAGTTACAGCGGTAGTAATAACGAAATTGTAATTAACAATAACGACACCGAAGCAAATGCATTTGCTGAAGTTCAAGATGATGCAAACAATAGCGTGACTGCACTGACAAGTAGTAGTGTTTTTGGTATAAAAGGCGGTGCTAACATTACTACAGCAGTCAGTGGAAGTAATATTGTAATTACAGGATCTTTTGAATTATCAGACGATCCTAGCCCAGATTTAGGAGCAGACTTAAATCTCCAAAGTAATGCTATAAGAGGTCCAGGCGACCTTATTGCTATAAGTGACATCGATGCTGATAGTTTAGATGTAGATACATTGCTTGTTAATCAAACCAGTGTTTTTACTGGAGCAAGTACATTTAATGGTGCCCTTACAGCAAATGCAGGAATCGTAGTTACTACCGGACAAACGCTAGCAGGCAATGTAGTTGGCGGGTTTGAAGGATCTATTACTGGTGACGTTGACCTTAATGAACAGACAATACAGGGTGCGGGAAGTATAATCATTGATACCGGTTTAGTATCAGTTGCAGAACAATTAGGTATTGAAAAGGGGTTTGCTTATAGAGATAATCAACTAGAAACTCCACTATTAGTACAAACAAATCCAGATAATCCTGTGGAATTTGCCACAAGAAGTCCATCAGCCAACGTTGCTGAGACAGCCCTGCTTATTGAACATGTTGTCGACGGTGACGGAATTACTAGTGACCTTTATACAGATTTTGCAGGGTCGACAGTGCAATTTAACGTTAATAGTGTTAGTAGTAGTCAAGACCGTAGAGTCTTGGGAAGTGTTGGCGGAGTAATTACAGGTACTAACACTAATGGAATTATTTTATTCCCAAGTGATCCGACCTATGGGTTTGCAACACCATTACGTTATATATTCCAAAGCGACGGACAAGTT